ACGAGACGAGCATCGGCACCGTCCACGCGGCACATGGAAGCACTACCGCGGACGCTCCGGAACCGTCGTCGAGATCAACCACGCCGGGAAGGGCGCACCCGAATACGGGGTCGGCTTCGGCAAGTCGCGTCGGGTTGAGGCGTGGTTCAAGTCCTTCGAGCTAGCGAGCATCAACCAACCGGAGGATGACGCATGACCGCAACCAAGTGTCTGCGCTGCGAGGCCGACGCCCAGCAGTTCTTGTGTCGCGAATGTGTGCGTCGCACGCGGTCGACACTGCGCGGACTGCCGAGACTGCTACGGCATCTTGCCGAGGCTGCGGTCGGACAGACACGCTTGGGCGACATCGGACGTCACACGCCCTACCGCAGCCGCCATGAGCTTGATGGCGAATCGGAGCTGGCGAGTCACATCGAGTGTCTGCCGGCGCGCGACCAGATGGGCAAGGTCGTCAACCAGGATGCTGTTGCGGAGATCACTGACGATCCTATGGACGACCTCGCCGACCTGTACGAATCACGTCTCGCACGCCAGCAGTCGGCGCTGCGCAAGCTGCTGGCCGCAGGTGGAGTCAACGAACGCGCCAGCACGTTGCACGCCGAGATCATCAACTCGCTCAGCACATGGATTCGCGACGTATGCGAAACCCGCGGCGTCGACCCGCAACTCGATCGCGTCGAACCTGCGGCGTTATGCGGCTGGCTGAATCGACACATCGACTCGATCGCCAATCATCCGGCGGCCGACGAGTTCTGCGACGAGCTCGACGAACGCGTGCGTCAGGCGTTGCGGATCATCAACCGGCCGATACCGCCGCGCTACGTGGGGCCATGTCCTGCGCAAGTGGGGGCCGATCACGATGCCGACTGCCGGACGACGCACCCACACAAATGCGACACCGCACTGCGCGCGCCACGCAAAGCCGACTCGGTCACCTGCGCAGGATGTGGCACGGTCTACGACGACATTGACGAACTGGGACGCCAGCTGCTCGACGGCATCGACGACTGGTGGCTCTCGCGCGACAACCTAATGTTCACCATGGAAGCGATGGGCCGACCACTGGCGCGCAGCACGTTCTACAAATGGCGCAAGGCAAGGCTACTGCCCGAACTACTGGTGAGTGGTGAGCCGCGCTACCGAGTCGCTGACGTCCGCCAGTTGCTCGACGCGAAGCCGCAGACACGCCCAACCGGAGCTGCTGCGCGAGCCAAATGACACTGATGTGGTTTACGATGATGAGACTTGGACGATTTCGCTGGTTTCGCGCGTCCAAAATCTTCCCGATCTCGCCTCGACGAGAGGCATTCGTCATGGCTGCAAGCATTGACACAAGTCCAGGCGTAGGCGCATCCGCCGCGCTCAATCGCTACTGGACATCCGGACCAGGACTCGCGAAGTGGTCGACCAATCCGCATCCATGGACAACGCTGTACCACCTGTTGTTGGAGCACATGTCGTCCGGCAAGGCTAAGGGGCTGACCACGGAGTACTTCGTGCGGGTGTTCCATCACGGGCCGTCGGTCCACGACGGCGGGAAGTACCGCTGATGCCACGCGCATCACGTCGCTGCCCAGGCGACAACGGCAACTGCCCCAACCTCATCCGGGGTAGCGTCTACTGCCCGGACCACACGCAGGCATGGCGAGGACGCACGGCCAGCAGTCGCGTGACCATGACACGCGCTTGGCGCAAGTTGCGGATCGAAGTGCTTGAGCGCGATGAACATCAGTGTCAAGAGCGCGGGCCGAACTGCATCGGTCACGCCGATCAGGTTGATCATGTTCACAACGTCGCGGCCGGCGGCGCGAAACTGGACCCACGAAACGCTAGGGCCATCTGCGGTCCATGCCACCGAGCGAAGTCGCGACGCGAGTCGATTGCTGGACGCGGTGCATGGAAGCGCCAGCCCGAGCGTCATCCCGGACTGATCAGCTAACTCGCGTTCGTCGCGTCGAGTGTTTGCTGACACAAGCGGCGTCGCAACGTCACCGGGCCATCAGAAGGCCTCTGACCTGCGGGTATGGGGGGCAGCCCCTCCCCACCTCATCGAGGGCAGCCTTGATGTCCTGCGGCTCGGGTTCGCTACGGGTCTGGCGATTCACCTAAAAAGTTTGCTGATACCTCTTGAGTTCGCCGTTATGGCAAAAAGGAGGACGCCGTTATGGCCGGTAGAGGTCCGGCGCCGCAAAGTCGGCGCGCACGAACGAACGCCGATCCTGTTCCACTGAAGGTGATTACCGCGGAGCCGGTCGATCAGCCTGAGTTGCCGGAATTCGACATCGAGATCGAAGTAGACGGGCAGCTCATCGCGCGAAAGTTCAAGTGGCCGGCGCGCACGCGCGAGTGGTGGCAGATGTGGGCCGACTCGCCCCTGTCGGACGACTTCACGTCGACCGACTGGTCGGAACTGCTCGACACCGCAATGCTTCACGCCCGCTACTGGAACGGCGATCATAAGGTCGCTGCGGAGCTTCGGCTACGGGTCGCCAAGTTCGGCGCAACACCTGAAGATCGAGCGCGTCTGCGAATCACCTTCGCCGCAGCCGATGAGGCCGAGAAGAAGACCGGCGGTCCGCAACGCCAGTCGTCGCGCACGCGACGCGGTCCGCTCAAAGCGGTCTAGTTGCCCTGGAAGCCCTCCGAGCCGGGCGAAGTGCCCACGCTCGGTTATTACGTCCTCGACTGGATAACTGAATGCCTCGCCACTCCCGGCCGTGACGACTACGAACCGTTCGTGCCATATCGCGAGCAAGAGGATTTCATCCTCCGTTGGTACGAAATCGATCCGACGACCGGCCGCTTCAAGTACCACCGCGGCCTACTGGGACGCCCGCGTGGCTGGGGCAAGTCACCGCTGCTCGGCGCGCTGGCGATCGTCGAGGGATTGGCCGACGTCGTCCCAGATGGATGGGATTCAGCCGGTCAGCCGGTCGGCAAGCCGTGGCGATCGGTCAAGACGCCACTGGTGCACATCGCGGCGGTATCTGAAGAACAGACGCGTAACACCTGGCAGCCACTGTTGGAGATGGTCCGCAACGGACCGGTCCTCGATGAATATCCGGGGCTGGACCCGCTTGATACCGTTGTCTTCCTGCCGCGCGGCGAGATTCGGCAGATCACCACTTCAGCGCGAACGACCAAGGGCGCCCCGATCGTCTTCGCCACGCTTGACCAGACTGAAGAATGGGTGCCGTCGAACAACGGACCCAAACTGGCTCAGGCGATCCGGACGAATGCCGCTAAGAACGGCGGCCGAACGCTGGAGTCGCCCAACGCATTTATTCCCGGCCAGAACTCGGTAGCCGAGAAGTCTGCGGAATATGCCGCGGACATCCTTGAGGGTCGCGCCCGAAACGAGGGTCTGCTGTATGACCATCGGGAAGCGCCGGCCGACACTGACATGTCGGACATTGACTCACTAACCCAAGGGCTGAGGGTTGCTTACGGTGACTCATCGGCCCATCCGGACGGGTGTGTGATTCATGACCCGCCATGCCCTCCTGGGCATTCCGACCTCGATTCGCTGATCGAGCAAGTCTTCGATCCAGCGTCCGACGTGCAGCAGTTGCGCGCGGATCTACTGAATCAGATCACGCACGCTTCAGACTCTTGGGTGTCTGCCACAGAGTGGGGCGCGTGCTATGACGACGCCAAGTCGGTCAGCGACAAGGATGTAATCGTTCTCGGCTTCGACGGTTCACGCGGTCGCGTCAAGGGTAAGGCCGACGCAACGGCGTTGATTGGCTGTCGTGTGCGCGACGGATTTTTGTTCGAGATCGGCGTTTGGGAACCGCCGCGACGCGAGCTGAGCCGACGCGATCGTGACAAGACCGGCGATCAATCGAGTTGGTCTCCACCCGTGGCAGAAATAGACGCCGCGGTCCGAGCGACATTTCAGCGCTACACCGTAGTGGGCTTCTACGCGGACCCTTCGGGGTGGACTGAACATATCGCGAAATGGGAAGCCCGGTTCGGTGCCCAACTGAAACTGAAGGCATCCGGAGAATCGCGGATCGCGGCATGGCCGCGCGGCAAGAACACCAACGCGGTCGAGGCCGTTAAACGGTTGCACTCGGCGATCGTGAACGGGGAATGCAGTCACGATGGCTCGTTGGCGATGACCAGACATGTCATCAACGCACGGCGACGCGAAACCCGCAGCGGATACCTGCTTTACAAGGCGTATCCAGACGCTCCAGACAAGATCGACGCCGCATATGCCGCAGTGATGGCATGGAAGGCGCGACTCGACGCCGTTGCTGCCGGCATGGGTAAACGAACAAAGCGCACCTTCGCGCGAATCAGGTGAAAGGTGGTGTCAGATTGGCTGATCTGACACCACAGGACTGGTTCGACAAGCTCAATGCCCGGTTCACGGCGATCACCCGGCCTAAGTGGCAAGATAAGCGTGCCCACTCGTCTGAGTACTCGCTGGTGAGCCGGGAACGTCGTCCGCGCAACGAGATTCTCGACACCTTGTGGTCGTACTACGTCGGCGATCCACCATTGCCCTACATTGAGCCTGAGTATCACGACTCATTCTGCGAGGTGCTCCGGCTGGCGCGGGCGAACTACGCGCCGATGTGTGTCAAGGCGATGCTCGATCGCATGGAGTTGCAAGCGGTGTCGACCACTGTGGACGACGACACCAACGGCGATGACCTGGCCGCGCAGATCATGGAAGAGTCGGGATTCGGCGCGACATCCAAAGATCTGTTCGGTTACACCTTCGCGATGGGCGAGGGCTACGGCATGGCGGTTCCCGGTGCTCCGGTGCCGACCCTGCATGCAATCGACCCGCGACGGTGCGTCGGCGTGCGCGATACGTCGAATCCGGTGCAGCTACGGGCCGTGTTGCTCAAAGAGCATGACGACATCACCGGCGAAAACCTGGCCTATCTGTTTCTTCCCGGCCTGAAGTGGACGCATCGCTTCGACGGTTCGAGCTGGAAGATGGACGCTGAACCTGAAGAGATCCGCGGCCTAGACGGCCTCGGCGGCATTCCGATCGTCCGGTTCGATAACGAGTTCGGACTAGGCGAGTACGAGCCGCACATCGACCTGCTGGACCGGATCAACGACACCACGCTGAAGCGGATCATCGGATTCGCCTACCAGGCGTTACGTCAGCGGGCGCTCCGAGGTGATGAGGATGAAGACGACGAAGACACGCCTAATGGTGATGGATCGTCGTCTTCGCTGAATCCGGATGACTTTCGGGCCGGACCTGGAGCGTTGTGGCGGATCCCGAAGGACTTCGACATCGTCGAGTTCGCGCAGTCGAACTTCACTGACATGCTGACCGCCAAGCGCGATGACATCAAGGAGTTCGCCGCGGTCACCTCGACGCCGTTGCACTTGATCACGCCGGACGCCGCGGATGGTTCAGCAGAGGGCGCGGGTCTGATGCGTGAGGCTGCGACGTCGAAGATCCGGGACCGCCGTTCACGCACCGTGCCTCGCATGCGTCTGTTGTGGCGGATCGCGTTCGCACTCGCCGGCCAGGACCGAGGCCGCAGCATCAAGCTCCATTGGGGTCCGATCGAGTTCCGCACGCTGGCTGAGCGTGCATCGGCGTCGGCGCAGTCGGTCGGAACACTGTCTCTCGAGCAGCGGTGCGAGCGCCTCTGGGATATGTCGCCCGAGGAGACCGAGGCGAACATTCAGCAGTTGATCGCCGAGAAGATGCTGTTGCCAGACGCGCCGACCAAGCCGACCACTCCGGCGCCGAACGATGACAACACCGACCAAGCCGGCTGACTACCGCGGCGCTCTACGCGAAGCGAAGCGTCAGATGCAAGCCCAGAAGGCCGCAGGGCGCTCGTCAACCGCATTGGTGGCCGCAGCGTCGGAAGCGTCGATACAGGTCCGTGAGCGCGCCGCGGCGCATGCTAAACAGGCCATCTTGGCGCTGTGGGCCGACGTGAACCCCTACGACACAGCTGCGGTCGACAAGTTCGCGGCGCGGGCGGCAAAGATCATGTCGGCGGCGCAGTCGGCCACGGCTCGGGGAGGCGCGGCGTCGGTGACGCAGCAACTCGCGGCGCTCGGCGTGAAGGTCGCGGTAAAGCCGTCCGCGCCGACTGACATTCGCGCGCCGAAGATCGACATTGCCAACGGCAAGGTGAAGCTGATTCGTCGCACGACGACGGTCAAGTACGACAATCGGCCCGACGCGAAGATTACGCCGGCTGATTCGACCACAGAGTCGGTATTCAAGCGTCCGGCCGAACTGTTCCGGGCTACTGACAGTCGCGGTCAGGATAACGCCGCAACGTTGGCGCGTCAGCGCATCGAGAAGCTGATCGACGACAACCTGATGCTCGCCCAACGTCTCGGCGAGCAAGAGGTCATCGCGAAAGCCGCCGACCTTGATAGCCCAACCGTGAAAGTCACCGGCTATCGACGCGTGGTGCATCCCGAACTGTCGCGCGGCGGTTCGTGCGGCATGTGCATCGTGGCGTCGGACCGGGTCTACAAGACCACCGAGCTCAAGCCTATTCACTCGAATTGCAAGTGCACCGTGGCACTGGTGACGGCTGACAATGACCCAGGCAACAGCCTGAACAAGCAAGACCTCGGCCAGTTCTACAAACAGGCCGGCGGCAACAGTGCAGCGCACCTGAAGCGCACGCGCTACCAGGTTGACGAACATGGCGAACTGGGCGCGGTGCTCGTGCCCAAGAAGCCGTACAAGCCGCGTAGCAAGAACTCCAAGCTACTCGCCAAGGGTAAGAAGCTGACGCCACCGCCGTCGGAGACGAGCCGTCGTGAGTCGCTGACCAAGCAGATCGACGCTATGGAACGCAACCTGCAGCGTCTGCGCAACAAAGGCGAACCCGCCAACTCCGCGAAGGTTGCCTATCACAACCGCGTGATCGCGAAGTTCCGTAAGGAACTGGCCGCACTCTAGTTTTCCCGAGCCACCCGGCCGGGCCGCCCGTTATGGGCACATCCACTCACCCGCTATGGGAGTTCTGTTGTCTGAGCAAGAGATCGAAGAGCAGACCGAGCAGACGGAAGCCACCGACGAGCAGCAGGTCAGCGAGTCGGAATACCGGCCAAACAAGTCAGTCGCCGAGATGAACGACGCTGAACGTGCGGAGTACTACACACACCGTTCGCGCCGTTACGAAAGCTCGCTCCGCAAATTCGGAGGCGTGACCCCTGAGGCGGTACAGCAGATGCAATCCCGCATCGCCGAGCTGGAAGCCGAGAAGGAAACCGCCGACGAGCGGGCGATCCGCGAGGCCAAGGAAGCTGCCGCCAAGGAAGCGCGTGAGGCCGCAATGGCCGAACTCGCACCCAAGTTGCATCGCAGTCAGCTCAAATCAGTGGCCTCGCAGGTGCTCAGCGGTGAACAACTCGACGCATGGCTCGACGGCGTCGATCCGTCGAAGTTCGTTGGCGAGTCCGGCGAGATCGACGAGGCCACAGTCATGGGCAAGCTAACCGCTCTGTTTGGGGCGCCGAAAGCCAGGCCCAACTGGGGGCAACACGGAACTACACCACCCGGCGAGACGCCAGGTTCAGCCGGGAAAGCCGAGGCGGAACGCCGTCTTCAGCAAAACCAATCAAGTTAGGAGCAGCGTATGTCCACCGACATTGCGATGCAGACCACCGACTACCAGGTTGGTGACCGGACGTGGCACCTGTCGCGTGTTGGTAACGACTACACGCCCAATGTGACTTTGGATGTGTCGAAGTTCAACAGCGGCGCTACCGCCGAGGTTCAGACGATCACCATCAGTGGTTCGCCCACCGGTGGATCGATCGAGGTCGCCGGCCAGGAAGTCGCCTACAACGCGGCCGCAGCTGACGTGCAGGACGCCCTGGAAGAGGTCTACGGCGACGGCAACGTCACCGTCAGCGGATCCGCCGGCGGCCCCTGGACCGTCACCTTCGCCAAGTCCCTCGGTGACGTCGCGGCCCTGACCGTCGACGACGCGGGCCTGATCGGCGGTACCGTACCGTCGGCCGCAGTGTCGACCGGGACCGCGGGTGTCAATGGTCACTACGCCAACGGCTACATCCCTTCAGGGACTGTGCTGGGCAAGGTGACCGCGACGGGCCTCTACGGCCCCTACGACTCGAGCGCTGGAGATGGTCGTGCGACCGCCACCGGCATCCTGTTCGCCGACTGCCGTGTGGTGCGCCAGAACGGCACTACCGCGACCAAGGTCGGCTCGTCCCAGCTGGTGCGTGGCGACGTGCGCGTGTCCAAGCTGCCGTTCCAGGCCGGCGCGGGCGCCATTGACAGCGACGCCAAGACCGACCTGTCCCTTATCCGGTTCGAGGCCTGAAAGAAAAGGAGCTAGAACATGTCTTTGTTCTTCGACGGTCCCGTCCCGATTGAGGACGCGATCACCTTCACCCAAGCGCAGCCCATCCCGTCGAACAACGCTCTGACGCAGATGTTCCCGCGTCGGAACTTCGACACCGACGAGGTGGACTTCGGCACGATCTTCAAGACCAACCGTGTCGTGAAGTTCCGCAACTGGGACGGCTCGTTCGAGCCCGTGTCGCGAGACACCGGCCAGGACAAGCGGATCAAGCTGCTGCCGCTGGGTGGCACGCTGGAGACCGGTGAGTACGAGCGGCGCCAGATCGAGCACGCCCGCACTGGCGGCACATTCGTCCAGTCGCTGGTCAACGCGGTCTACAACGACCTGGAGAACCTGACCCGCTACGCCTTCAACCGGCTGGAGCTGGCCTGGGGCGATGCGCTCAACGACGGCCAGATCAACATCGACGAGAACGGCGTCAGCCAGACGCTGGACTTCGGCCTGAAGTCGAGCCAGAAGGTCACCTCCAGCAACCTGTGGTCGGATCACACCAACGCCAAGCCGCTGGACGACTTGCGGGCCTGGCGCGCCGCCTATGTCAAGGAAAACGGCGTTCCGCCGGCGAAGTACCTGACCTCCAGTGAGGTGCTGGCCAACCTGCAGGTCAACAAGCAGTTGATCGACGCGATCAAGGGTGCTCAGACCGGCGTGACCACCGTGACGATCCAGGAGATCAACGGTCTGTTGGCAGGCTTCGGGTTGCCCGGGTTCGTGATCCCGGCGGACCTGCAGAACGGCGGCAGCCTGTACGACTCCAACATGGATGTTGACGGCGTGGCGACCCGCGTTTTGGACGCGAACAAGCTGCTGATGCTGCCGGCGAACCTGGGTGATCTCGGGTTCACCGCGTGGGGCGTTCCGACCACGGCGTACGAGCTGAGCGACAAGAACGTTCAGACCACACCGGCGCCGGGCATGGTCGGCATCCTCGTTCGCGAGGACAACCCGCCGTTCCGCAAGAACGTCTACGTGGACGCGGTCGCCCTCCCGGTGATCTCGGACCCGCGGAAGCTGCTCATCGCAACGGTGGCCTGATGTCGGTTCTGGCATTGACGGTCTACGTCACCGACCACAACGGCGACGTGCATCAATGCCTGGCCGGCACTTCACCACGAGCGGAGCTGGCCGAACTCATCCGCAACCCGGTGGCGTGGCAATCCCGCGCCACCGGGCCAGCGGACGACGAGGCTGGACCCTCTGTGGATTCATCGCCGACGAACGCACCGCCCCCGCGCGGTGGTCCCGGCGGCTCGCGCATGGCCTGGGAGAGCTACGCCCGGTCGCAAGGTGTCGAGCTCGAGGAGGGCCTGACCCGCGACGGTGTGATCGAAGCCTGTCGGCAGGCTGGCAAGCCGGTCTAATGGGTAAGTTCGCCGAGATCGACGACGTCACCGGGCGTTACGAGGGTGCGTTCCCTGACGGCTACGCCGGCAGCGGCGGATGGATCGACCTGCGGATCGGTGACGTCGAAAGCGAACTGATGGGTCAGGTTCCCTCACTGCGCAAGACACTGGCCGAGATCAACGCGGACTCCGCCGCGGTGGGAGATCCTGACCGGATCAACCGGGTCAAGACCCTGGTGTGCGAGAAGATCCTGGATCTTTACCGCAATCCGCGCGGAGCGACGTCGCAGTCCACCACCACGCCGGACATCTCCATCACCAACTCCTACGGCTACTTCCAGGACCGCACTCGCGGCAAGATCGCCTTCAGCCCGGGCGAACTCGATTCGGTGAAACTCAAGAAGCGCCGATCGAATTTCGGAACTGTGCACGTCGCGCCATGGAGGCCCGCTCGTGACCTCCATTACTGACCTCTGGACGGATCCCGCACGCGCAGCGGTGACCGAACTGCTTCAGCTACGCGGTCAGTCCATCGTCCTCACACCTGTCGGCGCTGCAGTGACGAAGCCTGGCGGCGGCAATGACTACGTTGCCGGCACGCCACGGACCGCGCAGACCTTCGCACTGTTCAAGACGTCGAACTTCGACGGTCGCGAAGATGCCCAGACTGACCAGGGCCAGTCGCGCAAGTTCGATTACAAGCTGATCGGCCAGTGGAACGCCATGGTGCAGGTCGGCGACACCTGGCAGGACGACACTGCCGAATACACGGTCGAATCGGTCGACCGTAGCAAGTCATATCAGGTCACCGCACTCGTCACCGGATACCTCAAGGAGTCCGGCCATGGCTTTTGACAGAAGCAAGCTCAA